ATGCAAAGAGGTCTGCGATTTCCTTTTCATCAAAACCAGTAAGACCAATATCAAATGCTTCAGCCTGCAAGGATTCGATCTCTACTCTTAAGAATTCTTCATCCCATCCTGCATCCATAGCCATTCTATTGTCTGCTAGGATATATGCTTTCTTTTGAGCTTCCGTTAAGTAGTCAACAAAGACACATGGTATGTCATTTATGTCTTCTTCTTTTGCTGCCATAACCCTACCATGTCCTGCAATTATGTTATAGTTATCATCAATTATTACAGGATTGATAAAGCCAAACTCTCGAATACTACTGCGAAGTTTCTTTATTTGTTCTGGCGAATGAGTCCTTGCGTTGTTTACATATGGTATCAATTTATCGATTGATACAAGCGTCATATTTGTCGTAGTTCTCATATAGCACCATCCCTAAAATGACATCCTTCTGCAATTTTCTCATAGTCCCTATTAAGCAAATCTAACTTTTCAATTATACCTCTTGGTGTTAAAGGATAATTTAGTCTAACTTCTTCTGTTAATTCTAGTCCTCTGTCATTCTTAACACATACAGATACAGGTTCTGCGACACCAATTGCATAAGCTAATTGCACTTCGCACCATTTAAGATTGTGTATTTTTAAAAGATGTTGTGCGATGTAACGCGCCATGTATGTCGCACTACGGTCAACCTTACTTGGATCTTTACCAGAGAAAGCACCACCACCTACAGCACAATATCCACCATATTGATCACAAACAATTTTCCTTCCTGTAAGACCACAATCTGCAGTTGGTCCACCAATCGTCCATGTTCCACTTGGATTAATTATTAATTTTGGTAATTCATGATCACCATAAACAAGTCTTACTAATTCAGTAACATAACTTTTTACATCTTCTATGCTAGTTCCTTCTTTATGACATACAGAAATTAAAATACTTTCTACTGAGTCAAAGTCTGGAGTTTTATCTAAATCAACGGTTACTTGTGTTTTAGCATCTCCTTTTAATAATGATTCTGGATTAACCTCTACATCATCTTCAATTGCTCTAATTATTTTATTTGCTAAATCAAATCCAAACGGAAGACAACTGTCTGTCTCATTGCAAGCGTAACCAAACATTGTTCCTTGATCACCTGCGCCAATTTCTTCATCTGATAAAACAGCATTATCAATTTCCTGTGATTGTACTCCAATCAAATTAATCACTTTATCTACTTTATAATTTAGTTTTCTAGCAACTTCATTTGCTACTTCTTCATAATCAACAACTGCATCGGTTTTAATCTCACCGCTCAAAACAATAGTTGAATCCTTTACTAAAACTTCTACACCACAATGTGAGTGTTTGTCTTGTAATAAACATTCAGTTAAAATTGCATCACTAATTTGGTCTGCATATTTATCTGGATGATATTTGCTTATTTGCTCTGTTGAAAATAATCTCATAATCGTTCCTCCTATTCTCTTTTCATACTCAACAATCTAGCCATCATTAAATCTTGTTCATCCATGTCATCAGCATCTGCACTTCCTTGATCTTTAATAACCTGATAGATTTGATACCATATTTGTGTTATTTGCTTCATGTAGGACTGACTCATTTGGACATAAGGACTTGCTATCGCATTACCTGTCGTTGGATGTTTTGCAAGAAATCCATATTCTGATATAGCTTCTTCGCATTGAATCCATCTTGATACTGCCATAGAGTATTGTTCTATAACTTGGTTGCTTACTAACTTTTCGCAACCTTTCTTTTTTAACCAAACATAGGTAGTTTTAAATATCTCTGCTGCATACAAATCCTTCCCGTTTTTTTGTTTGGCTTTCATAAAATCTTTTATTGGTGGAACATCTACACCTTCAATTTCATCTGGTGCAACAAAATCAGTTACATCATCAAAACTTGTATTTAATAAATCCACCTTCATTTTCTTTGTGGGCTTACTACCAGCCCCAATTCTAGGACCTCCCCTAGCTGTTCCATCTTTTGCCATAGGTTAATACCATCTTTGATTTAAAAGAAATTCACATCAAGGTCCAGTGGCGCTTATCATTTTTTACTAAACAGAGAAAATGAGTCCCCGCCCCTCCCTACTTCCTATCACCAATTTGGTAATGCAACTTTGTATGACATGACTGGCACAAAGACATTAAATTACTAAAATCATTTGTTCCACCCTGCGACAAAGGGATAATGTGATGCACTTCTTCAACTGGAATGAACTTGCCTTCCTTCAAACACATTTCACATAAAGGATGGTGTCGAACATAAAGTCTTCTAACCTTTGTCCATTTATTTCCATACCTAATATTTGAATCAACTTCTCTATGGTAGTAAGTCTTATGATTTACTTCCAAATGTTTATGTTCATCACAATATCTTTCTTTAGTTAAGTTAGGACACCCTTGATAAGAACATGGTTTTCTAAATCTAAACGGCATTACTGAACCTCCTTCCTGATTGCATAAAAAAAGCCCTAGATTATTCATCCAGAGCTCTTTTATACTTTTCGTCATTATAATCCTACCACACCAATCATGTAACTACAATGGTCCAACTTGGTCCGTCCTAGTCCAACTTTGAAATCAATTGACTTAATGTATCTGTTGAAACATTATTTATAATTTATTATAATTTGAGTAGTGGTGATCAAAATGATAATAGATGTTGAAAAAGGAAGACTAAACAAACTTATAGTTAACACATTAAAATCTGAAAGTATGTTGTGTCCTAATCAAATAAAAATAACAGAAATGTTTGGAAAGATTGAAGTAGTTATAACAACAGACTTCATTTTAAATTTACATACTGAAGGTTATTTTATAAACGCTATGGGTGCAGGTGCTGTTATATTAAATAAATTATTTGATTATCAAATATACATACTACCTAGACAAAATACAATAAAAGCAGGATTTCCATCAATAACATTAGACAATATTTTAAAGACTCTAACTCATTTTGGAATTGGATATTGTTTTTCAAAAAAAGGAAATACAACAAAATCTTTAGCTACAAAAGAGTATAAATTCAGTGTTCCTATTTTAAATGCTGAACCTGCTAAAATTGATGAAATAGATTATTTTGATGAAATCACTTATTTATTAAATGACGTAGAAATACATAAATTTAGAATTAAACCTACACAATATACTATAACTCCTACTGGTTACGGAACATCAAGCTCACCAACTGGAGAGAATAAAGTACCAATTCCTGCAGAAGATGGATACATAAATGATAATTGTGAATTAGCAAAACAAAGTTATAAAAAGAAAATTGGAGATAAAATAATCATTAAAACAAATGATAAAACCTATAAATATGAAATCATTGGACTAGTAAAATATTCACTTTTAAACAAAAGACTCCCACTAGAGTAAGTAGGAGTTTTTTTCTTTATCTAAAACATCTAATGCTTTTTTATGCCACCTTTTTACTGATGAAATTGAACTATACATTTTATTAGAAATTCTAGTCCAACTCATTCCATTAATATACTTATACAATAGTACTCTCTTTAGATCTGAATCTTGGAGTGAATCGATTGTAGTGATCACTTCATTTCTTACATCTATATACTTCTTTTCTAGATACATTAAATCTCTTTCTAAATCTGCTGCTTTAATAATCCACTTTTTAAAAGGAGCTTCATTGTCTCTAGTACAATCAACTTTAATTGAATCATAATCGCATCCTGGAACAGACCAAGCAAGCCGACGATACTCTTCTATATCTATTTTCATCTTTGCTATCTTTTCCTCCATGTTTCTAACTTGACTTAAATAATCTTTAGCTTTCATCATTCAATTCCTCCTTCTTAAATTTCTCTAGTGGTTCATAACAAATAGAAATTCCCACAGGTTCATCGCTCCATATTTTTTCTATATGTTCTACAACCACCTGTGAATCATCTTTCCAATAACCAACTTGAGTCATACAGTCCTTTAGCATCTTGTCTAGGTTATCTGTATCAGGTCTTGTTACTCTCCATTCATTATGTTTGTGTGACTTTCCTTTAGGAAATCTCCATATAACTTCTAACTTGATAGGACCTTCCATAGGTTTATCTGGTTTAAAGGTTCTCAAGTATCTCATTAATGTGTTCTTTGCTTTTTGTACCTTATCTGGCTTATAGAACACAGGTTTATTTCTAATTATCGATATTTGTGTTTCTTGAGCAGTAGTAGTTGGCGGATCTAGTAATAGAAATATTCTCATCTTCCTATCACCTCTCTTTGCTGGCAGAATTCGTGGTTCTTTTTTTCTGGTAGAAAGGTTAGGGCTGACGGCGAGGCGAGTATGGGATAGGGCGGGCTCTTAAGCCCTATCCTACATACTTGCGTCAGCTGGCATACATTTCCCCTATTATATAAGCCCTTTCTGCCAACAGTTTGACATTCTGGCATATAGGGAATTTTGTCCTTTCTGCCAACACACCTATTTTTAGCTGGCATCATTGTCATTTTCCTTTCTGCCAGATACCTTTCTTCTTGAAACAATGCCTCCCTTTGTTTCATATTCATCCCTAAATTCACAAACTCTAGACCTAATTGTTCTAGGCGAGATATCTAGGTATTCTGCCAAATCTTCTGCACTGACACCATCTTCGTCCATACACAAGAATGAGAATGCTTTGTCAAACTCTTCCCTTCTTGCATCTTGACTTTGATTTCTTTTCCCACTTCTTGTTAAATTTGCTCTTGGATCACCTTCAGCGTGTGTCGAATTAAGGACATTTGTGTCGTCTAACACATGAATAGGATATTTAAACCAAAAGTTAACAGGTTTGATGTTAGGAAACTCTCTTAAACTTGACTCTAATCTCCAAGCAGTTGAATTCAAATCATCTGCATTTGTTTGCATAAACTCCTCTGTCGTTTCTAGTTGAATCATATCCAATTGTGCATCAGGATCACGTGAGAATACGCCGCTTCCACTTGCTCTATCTTTTGCTTTTTTAGCGCCCTGTGAACCTTTAGAATGATGATGACAATAAATCGCACTACAACCCGTTTCATTGCATATTTTGTCGAACTGATTACAAAATGCTCCCATTTCACTAGCATTATTCTCATCACCCATGATTACCTTATAAATTGGATCTATGATAACTGCATCGAAACCTTGCTTTGAGATTTTTCTAACAATTCTAGGTACTAACTTGTCTAAAGGCATAGCTTTACCCCTTAAGTTCCAAATCACGATATCGTGAGCATTCTTTGGTTCTATATTGAATGCTCTGTATATCTCATTAAATCGATTTATACAACTAGGACCATCTATTTCAAGGTTAACATAAAGCACTTTAGACTTCTTACATTGAAACCCCAACCATTTGATCCCTTCAGCTAAGGAAACACACAATTCCATCAATAAGAATGACTTTCCAGCTTTAGAAGAACCAGAGATAAGCATCTTATGTCCTACCCTTAAAATCCCTTCTATAAGTTGTTCTGGAAGTGCTGGAGGATTTGTTAAAGCTTCATCCAAATAGGTAAGCGCAGGAAGTTCATCTACTATTCCTTCTGCAAAATCCAACCACTCATTCCAATTTCTTCTTCCAATGTTTGTAGCAACCAATGTTTGCATATTACCATTTCTAGTAACTCCTGGCATTCTTGATAACCTAGATGGATTCCTATTTGCTTTATCTACTGGCAGTCCATTCTTTTCTAGGAAATCATACAGGTAATCCACCCTTTTTCTATAATCTTCTTCATCATTTGCATCAACCTTTACTATTGCGTGAAGACTCTTGCCGCCTGAATGAACTAGAGCTGCAATAGGAAGTTCAAATTTTCTATAAAGTGCATCTTGTTCTGCTATTGGCATATTATCTGATTCTACAAGTGCATATGTGAATCTAGTAATGTTGGCATTCTTTATGCCTTTCCCATCTACGGGATTGAATCTCACCCATGCACCACATTCTTCCTTCCAATCTCCTATAACTGCACCAATATCATCAGGATGCTTTTTCAATTGTTCTATTAATTCTTTAGCAGTTCTATCATAAACTCCCTTTGATGGCATATAACGACCATCTGCATCTTTCCATACATCATTACTGACATAACTGACAAATTCATCTTCTTTGAATAGAGTTTCTAGGTAAGTGATCAACTGCTCACATCCTGAAAGTGTGTTTGTATGCTCATAAATCATTCCATCCCCATCATATTCGATGACACCATCCCAGGGAATTTCACATTGTCTTTCTGCATATGGATTCCACCCTTTATCTTTAGCTAACTGAATGATTGAACCTCCTCCAACTGGATGAGTAGAACCATTAAAGGTATTCCATTTTCTTTCACACTCTCCCTGTTTGTATCTACTATCTTTAGATGACCAAGATTCCCATAATGAACAATCATAACCTTCTGCCTTTAAAGCCATTCCAACTGCAATCCACTCATGATAATCCAAAGTGCTAACATCTATATAATTAAGGGCTTCTTTAATATTGTCCATTTGTAAATTCCTCCTATGCTGGTTGATAATTTGGAGCGTCTATACCATGTGGAAGTCTCCAATGGTTATCTGATAATCTTGATATCATTTTGCTTGCTGCATCAAAACTCCACATTCCAACTCTTCTAAATGAATATCTTTCTAATAAAGCAACTTGTTTTGGTGTTGCCAAACCTTCATATTGTCTCATTTTCAATTTGTCGATAATCATATTTGCCATTCCACTACAAGTTATAGAATCAGGATAGATTCCATGCTTTTCTAAATAGTCAAGTTGCTTTTGACTAGCTGGAGCCATCTCCCAAGCAAAAACTGGTTGATAATTCATTAAATCTTCTGACTCAATAGAGAATGCATATTGAATTGGATCAACAAGACGTTGTTTTCTCTTTTTCATTGCTTCTAGTTCTCTTGCTAGTGCTTCTTCTCTTTCTCTAATGACATCCTTTTCTGCCTTTTCTTCAGCATCCATTAAATCAATTCCATCTTCGTTATCGACCATCATCTTATTGATTCTTTTTGCTATGTTTTCATCTTTTGATATAAGGGATGCTGGTCTACACAAGTCATGTCTTTCTGTCATCCATAAGAAGTCTAAAAGCAATAATTCCTTCTTATTAGGAGCAAGTCTCATCCCACGTCCGACCATTTGTTGGTACAAAGACCTGACCTTAGTTGGTCGTAGTACACAAACCGTATCTACTGAGGGGCAGTCCCATCCTTCAGTTAAAAGCATTGAGTTACAAAGCACTTCATACTTTCCATCTTCAAAGTCCTTTAGTACTTTTTCTCTATCCTTACTATTTCCATTAACTTCTGCAGCTTTTAAACCATATTTGTTTAGCAATTCACAGAACTTTTGTGATGTCTTTACTAATGGAAGAAACACTACTGTCTTTCTACCTTTGCAATACTTCAACATCTCTATAACTATTTGATTTAGGTATGGTTCTAGTGCAGTTCCAATCTCTCCAACTGCATAATCACCATTAGAAATGCCAACATTGTTTATGTTTAATTCAAGTGGTATCATCTGTGCCTTTACAGGACACAAATAACCATCCTTCACTGCTTGATGCATTGTATATTCGTATGCTTTAGAATCAAAGAATTGTCCTAGACTCTTTTGGTCACCTCTATCAGGAGTAGCAGTAACTCCAAGTACATTAGCACCATCAAAGTAGTTCAATACTCTTTGATATGAATCGCTCAAGCAATGATGAACTTCGTCTATAACTATTGTCTTATAATGGTCTTTTGGAAACTGCATTAGTCTCTTCTCTTGTGACAAAGTTTGAATTGAACCAACGGTAACTGGAAGATAAGAACCAAGAGAGGTTGACTCTGCTTTTTCAAGTGCAGAATACAACCCACTTACCTTAGTCAATTTATCAGCCGCTTGTTCTAGCAACTCTCCCCTATGTGCTAGGATTAAAGCCCTACTTCCATCTTTAGTACAATCTTCTACAACTTTTGAGAAAACCACCGTTTTACCTGTACCTGTTGGAAGAACCAACAATGTCTTTTTATGTCCTTCATTCCATTCTTTTTTGACTGCATTTACTGCTTCTTGTTGGTATGGTCTTAATTCCATTTAAGACACCTCCTAAAACGGTAATGACGGATCATCGTTCACAAAAAATGCAGGATCATAGTCATAGAACTTCTCTACATCATTTATTACTTTTTCCTCACCAAATTGATTAGTATACTTTCTTTGTTTTACATGACATCTTCCTACTGAAGTAACTACCTTTGACCAGTCCATTGTTAACTTCTCTCCATGTTTCTTTTGTCCTATGCAACGGAAGAAACTTGATAATTTCCACTCTACTGTTCTATAAAGAAGTAAGTCAAATTTGATATTAGAAATTCCTTCTTTTGTTGTTATTTGAATTGTTATTACTGCCTTGTTACATGGTGGTATTTTAGGACCTCCTGGGAATCTAGCTCTTTCTACAGAAGTAACTAGGAAATTAAAATCACCTTCTGGTAATAAGACAAAGTCTTGTCCATCTTGTTCTATAACGTCATCGAAATTCATTAAATTAGTATCCATAATTATTTACTCTCCTTTTCTTCATTGTTTTTTATTGCTTCTATGATTTTCTTCCAATTTGGAATAATCCATCTTGTTATGAAATCATCAGTATATTCGTCTATTTTTGTTCCTTCTTTGTAATGTCCTCTAGCAGTAACTACCTTTTGAACATCCTCTTCAGATACCCCTGCTTCTTCAATCATTTTTCTTAAAGTAACGATTGTGTTTCTCTCAACTGGAACACTTGGCTTTATTTCGCCCAAATTTGCCTCCTGTGGCTCAAATAGGTGCGCAATCGATGAGAAATCCAAATCTAACTCTTCAGCCAAACCAAAGCGATTTTTTGCGTCATAGGTTGGAGTATGTGCTGTGTACATTACTCTCTTTCCACCCTGTGCCTTTTTAGAGTTATTCTCTGAAGTAACTACATGAATTTTGTAATTACAGAAGAACAAGCAATCACACCATTCCTTTAGTAAAGGACATACTTGTTTACTAAGTTTCATTTCATACCTATCGAAACTTCCTTGTTCTTCAGGAAGTTCAAACTTTCTAGGTTTTGCATGAGCAGTTATAACCACATTTATTCCTGTTTCAATTAACTCATCTAGTAAGTTAAGCAACTTTGAAAATTCATCTTGTAAATAGACATATCCATAACCATATGGAAACTCGCTAATGCTGTTCTTTCTATACTTTTCACAAACAGCAGCAGTACATAGAATCTCTGCCCAGTCAGCAGTATCTATTACTAGTGTTTTACATATGTTTGGTGTTTTCTTTACTTCCTTAATTACATCTATAAGTTCATTCCAAGATTTACTACACTTGATTCTTCTAACATCAAGACTACTTGTAGAACCTTCAGTATCTATGAATAATGGAAATGGGAAATGAGCACTTAGTGAGCTCTTACCGATTCCTTCTGGTCCATAAATAACTATCTTTAATGGTCTTTTTTCTTTTCCTTCTATGATATTCAACATTTATTTTTCCTCCTTAATTTCAATATCAATTTCTTCCCTAGCATCACTTTCTTCAACTAGCACAATTGAACCTTCTTGAACTCCTATATAGCCGCCAAGTAATTCTTTAAATCTCTCCTTACCTAGTCGCTTTGTAAGTTCTGTTATTCCAGCAAGCTTTTGTGATACAAATGGATCTATACCTTCTGCTTTACAAATCTTTATTACTTCTTCTTCATCAATTATTTTTCTAGTCATCTTGGAATGGACTAGTTTAAATCCTTTCCACTTTTGTCCTGCTAACGCTCTTTTTAAAGCATATTGCTTTAAAGACTCTGCATAATCGATAATTGAATCGATGTGTGGAAGTATTGCATTTATCTCTTCGTCAGTAAGTACATTTACTTCTTTCTCTGCAAAAGGTAGCGTCCATAAGTCAGAAAGCATCTTATATCTACATCTACACTTTCCAGGACAATACTTGCAGTGATCACCTGTTCTTGGATTAAGCACACCAGCATTGATTCTCTTTACTGCAGGAATTAGACATTTTTCTTCAAATTTCAACAATTCTTCAATTGATAACTCATAATCATTAGTGTTGTTGATTACTGGTTGATAAATTACTAGTCTAACATTCTTTATTTGGTATAAGTCTTTAAATGTCTTATAGAAGAACAATGCATAAATACCCAATTGAGAATTCACTCTATTTGCTTTTTCATTAAATGCATAAACAGGGCTTCTTCCTGTTTTCAAATCAATGATTGTTAAAGTTCCACCATCTCTATCTGAGATAATTCCTAAATCAAGTGTACCTACACCATCTTCTTCAAGATCCGATAGATCCAATTGCTGTTCAACTACAACTAGCGGATCTTGTTTGGATCTCTTTCGTTCAAATTCATAGGCATTGACTACATAATCAGCATAACCATCTGCTATTTCTTGCATTTCATCTGAATATAAATTTAGTCCCTCTTTTACTTCTTCTATTGTTTTATATTCAGTATCATAACTAGCAACGTGTAATGCCTTGCAAATAAGTGCTGCACCTAACTCATGACATTGTGTTCCAAATTCTGCAGCTTCACTTATTTCCTGTGGCTCTGTATCTGGAAAGGTAACAGAGTATGGACAATTTAACCATCTTTCCGATGAACTACTCCTTAACTTCTTCGAGTGTTTTGTTGGAGTTGTTGCCATCCTCTTTTACACCTCCTTTTTCATCAGCTTTAGGAATTAACATTACTTCCTGAGCCAATGCTTTTGTCGCTTCACTTACTAGTAATAAGGATTCAACTAATTCCTCACTAGTAATGAAGGGCTTTTCATTTTCATTCATAGCTCTTTCCTCCTTTAATATCGAAGAGTGCTATTTACCTCTTCACATATCAAATGGAACAATGAACTTTATAAGGGGACAAAAATTTTTAATCTTCTAATTTTTTTCTAATTTCTGCAAATAGGCGTTGCCTTCTTTTCTTGATAGCGTCTTTAGTTTTATTCATCATCATTGCTATCAACTCGTCTGTATTTCCTTGTATAAAGAGATTGATTATTTTTTGATCACTTTCACTCAATTTCTCTATTTCATTAAGCACATCATATAAAACTGGATCTTTTGCTACTTGTTCTTCATCAGCAAACTCGATGCCATCTTCTTCAAATCTATCAAGTGATAATATAGTGTCTCTCTTTTCTTTATTAAAAGGACAGTTATTACAATCTTCTAAACATCTAACCATACCGTTATATCGTTCAGAGTTTCTCAAACATCTTCTTTCTTTTGCTTTTTCATGTTTTTCTTTTCTCAATTCATTCATGTAGTATTTAAAGAACTCCTCTGTACATGGTACAAATTGAGTCTTTCCATCTGGTCCTGGCGATGGAACATAGTGAGTGTTAACCTCTTGTTGAGAAACTACATAATTCTCTTTTTTAATTTCTTTTACATTCTTTTCTAACATTTTTCTTTCCTCCTGATTTAGATTTTCTTAAACCAGAATTGAAG